TTATTAAGCAGGCTGTTATTGAGGACACCCGCGCCTTAGATACACTTTCTAATGATCAGCTATCAAAAGTCTTGAGGCTTGCTGCGGACAGGTCAATGAGACAGAGTTCTGACACAAGCATTGGTCCGTCATTTGTGACGATTGCTCGTGCGCCTCTCAGAGATGACGAGTTAAAACAGATCCTTGATATTCCAGAGGCGATAACTGGAGCGGAAGAAGATGTTCTGCAAGCTTCCTATAGATTGATTTCAAATGTTCAGAGTGAGTTTAAAGGGATCTTTGATAAAGGGCAGGTTGTACGAGAGTTGGGTGGTCCATCTAATGCTTTACAAGCAGTACAAGCAGCTAAAAATCTTCTTCCAAAGGCAGTGGATAAGATAGATCCTAAGTTGCTCCGCAAAGATGCAGCCTCTTTTAGAAAGTTATCTTCAGAAGACGACTTATTTAAGCAAAGCATTGATGATCAGAAAAATCGCATAGAAGATGCAAAGGCTCGACCCACAAAAATCTACATGGATGCGATAGAAGCAGCCGCTCCTGATAAAAAGACAGCTTTTGAGTATGTGAGTTACAGGCAGAATCAGGGTAAACTTGCTGTAGACGATGCAGGCGTTGACGCTCTTAAAATACACTTCTCACAAGACTCCAAAGGAGCCGCAGAACGGGGCTTTGGTGACCCATCACCAGAGTTTACCAATCCCCTACCATTTGAAACGCAAGAGCAAGTTGCAAGATACCAGCTTCATCAGATGATCAAGAAAGCTGCTGACGACGGATCAACCCGTTTCTACATTCCTGACTATCGTGACATATTTGCAAAGCGAGAATTAGAGGAAGACAAGCTGCCAGCCTTTGTATCCAGATACAAGACTCCGCAGGAAAAGGTCATAAAGGAACTGAAGCAAAAGTATCCAGACATTGACATTGGAACCGTGGACACAGTTCAACCAGCAGTAAACCGCACTCCTTTGCGAGATAATCAGGCTACCAAAGATTATATGTTAGAAATAGAAAGACCAGAGCATGATTTTCCAATGACCTACATCGATCTAACACCGTTGCAGGCTAAACCATCACAGGTCCGCAGATACAAGCGCGGCGGCAAGGTTGACATGCGTTCTGGTATCGGTGACTTATTTAAGGTATATTCGTGAAATGACAGGCAAAGATAAAGAGATTCGCACAGACGGGCGCACAGACAAAGAGATTCGTACTATTGCGATTAGTGGTCAGATAAGCAATCTGACTAACAACCAGTATGATCGGTTTGTTGATCACATAGAACCGAAACTGTACAACAAACAGCGCGGCGGCATGATCCGACCTCAAAGATTCAAAGGAGTATTCTAATGTCTCTTGTAGATCCAGAAACCAATACCACGAAGCGAGGGCCGAAAAAGAAGACTGTAAAGACAGCATCTCTTGATGCAGTTATACAGCTTGCCCCTATGGCTGGAGAGATTGGTGAAGCTTTGATGTATGGGACAGGTGCGCTTGGCGCTGGTGCAGTTGGCGTTATGGGCAACAAGGCCAGAAAGCTTATGAAAAAAGGCGACGCTGCGTATGAAAAGGCCGTGAGTGGCAAGAAACGTGGTGGCGCTATTATGAAAAAGCGCGGCGGAACATTTAAGGGAACCTTTTAATGGCTATCGAACCAAGACAGATTGCAGGAATGATGGAGCAGGCCATGGGTCCGGGTGGACCAGCAGCCGTGCCCGAAGATGCCATGACCGAGGTTCAAGTACCGTTGCCCGGTATGGAAGATCTTCCGCCCGGCATTGAACTTGTTGGTGAAGAAGAGATGGTTGAGGTCGAGGCTGAAGTCTATGATCACAATGCAAATCTGGCCGAGGTTCTTGATCAGTCTACGCTTGGTTCTTTGTCCTCTGATCTTGGGGGCTTGGTTGATGAGGACAGAGAAGGTCGTTCTGACTGGGAAGAGTCCATATCCAAGGGTTTGACGTTACTGGGGATCAATTATGAGGAGCGGTCTGAGCCGTTCATGGGTGCCAGTGGTGTGACGCACCCTGTGTTATCGGAGGCGATTACGCAGTTTCAGGCACAGGCTTACAAAGAGATGTTGCCACCGGGCGGTCCTGTAAAGACACAGATCTTGGGTGAGCAGAACCGCATGGTTGAGGAGCAGGCTCAACGTGTGAAGGATTTCATGAACTTCCAGATTACGGAAGTGATGGAGGAGTTCGATCAGGATACGGATCAGATGTTATTCTATCTGCCGATTACTGGTTCTACTTTCAAGAAGGTTTATTTTGATCAAACAAAGCAGAGGGCGGTATCGAAGTTTGTTCCTGCCGAAGATCTGATTGTTCCGTATCATGCGTCTGATTTGAGGACAGCAGTGCGGTACACTCATGTTGTTCGGATGAGTGAGAACGAAATCCGCAAGATGCAAGTAGGAGGGATATATAGAGATGTTGATTTATCTCCAAGCGAAGGTGACGAGTCTGATTCAACAATCCGTGGCAAGAGTGATGAAATTCAGGGATTACGTTCAGGCTATTCTGATGAAATGTTTACGCTTTTTGAAATCCATGTGGACTTGGATCTTGAAGGCTTTGAAGACAAAGATCAAATGGGCGAAGACACAGGTATCAAGCTACCGTATATCGTCACTATGGACGAAGCTTCGGGAGAAGTTCTCTCGGTAGTACGCAACTTTCGTGAGCAGGATCCGCTCCGTCGCAAGCGTCAGTACTTTGTACATTACAAGTTTCTGCCCGGTTTCGGGTTCTATGGCTTTGGTTTGTTGCATATGATAGGAGGGCTGTCCCGTGCTGCAACGTCTATACTCCGCCAGCTTATCGATGCTGGTACGCTCTCGAATTTACCGGGTGGTTTCAAAGCCCGTGGTGTTCGTATCAGGAATGATGATGAGCCTGTTAATCCGGGTGAGTTTCGTGATCTTGATGCTCCCGGCGGCGATATTAGGAATGCTATTATTCCACTCCCTTACAAGGAGCCTTCTGGAACGCTGGCTCAATTACTTGGGGTGGTCGTTGATTCGGGTAGAAGATTTGCACAGGTTACGGACACAAAAGTCGCAGATGTCAACTCCAATGCTCCCGTGGGAACTACAGTGGCTCTCATCGAGCAGGGATCAAAAGTAATATCAAGTATCCATAAGCGGCTGCACTACGCTCAAAAGAATGAGTTTCGCATGCTGGCTGAGATATTTCAGAACAATCCTATGCCGTATCCATATGCTATCGGGGCTAACATCAACCCTGCTATCATGGCACAGGACTTCGACGGGCGCGTAGATATCCTCCCTGTCTCCGACCCGTCGATTTTTTCTATGGCGCAGAGACTGTCGTTGGCGCAGACACAACTACAACTGGCACAGGCTGCACCGCAGATGCACAATCTGTATGAAGCCTACCGCCGGATGTATGACGCACTGGATGTAAAGAACATCGACTCGATCTTGCCACCACCACAGCCACCTGCACCAAAGGATCCTGCCACAGAAAACGCTCTGGCTCTGAAGGGTCAGCAGTTGCAAGTGTTCCCGCAGCAGGACAGTATGGCGCATATTCGTGTGCACGTTGCCATGATTCAGTCGCCTGCCATACAGGCTAACCCACAGGCATTCCTGATATTACAGGCTCACATACAAGAGCATGTCAGTATATTTGCTCGTGATGTTATTAAAGAAATGCTTGAAACAGGTATACAGGAAGCTATGGCAGCAGGACAGCAGCCACCGCAGATCAACCCTGATGCAGCAGAAGCAGCGGTGGCACAGCAGATTGCAACGACGCTGGAGCAGCTTGCTCCCATGCTCAAGCCTCAGACACCACCTGATCCACTGGTTCAGATCCGGCAGCAGGAGTTGCAGAACGATACGACTGAGATACAGCGTAAGATGCAGAACGATGCAATGGACTTCCAGATTGATCAGGCCAAGTTGCAGCAGGCTTATGATCTGGCTATGCAGCGTCAGGCTCTGCAAGAACAGATCGCTGGCGATAGAAACGATGTAAATGTTTATCGTATCAACACGCAGGCTGACTTGAAACGTGAGAGGTAGATGTATCAGGCGATTGTAATTGCCTGCATGGTTTCTAACCCGCAGATTTGTGTAACCTTTGAGGGGCAGCAGTGGTTCGACATAGAAAGAGAATGTAAAGTCAGAGCACTAAAGATGGCAAGTGATGTGCACAAATACTACAAAGGATACAAAGCAATTAGATATAATTGCAGAGCCTTACCAAACGGGATTTTAAGCAGATGATACAGTTTCTAGGACCAATAGCTAACTTGGCTGGTACATGGCTCGAGGGCAAAGTCGAAGAGAAGAAGGCTGTGACTGGTGCCAAGGTTGCTAAAGCCCAAGCGGAAGCTGTCATAATGCAAAAGAAAGCTACAGGAGAGATTGACTGGGATCTCAAAATGGCTGATGCTTCTGCACATAGCTGGAAAGACGAGTGGCTTACAATTTTGTTCTCGATTCCGCTTATACTCTCATTCTGTGGAGACTGGGGCAGGGAGATAGTGACAAATGGTTTTACCGCTCTTGAGTCCATGCCGGATTACTATCAGTATACTTTGGGAACTATTGTGGCAGCTAGTTTTGGAACGAGAGCCGCGACTAAGTTTTTTGGCAAGAAGTGATGTCAAAGCGCCTTCAGAAAAACAGCGACTACGACCAATACGATATGGATGGCGACGGGGTAGTTACCGACGATGAGCTTGAACATGCTAAAGAGATCAGGCAGACTGAGACTGAGCTACGCAAGAATTTGGCGCAGTTGCGTATGGCAAGGTACACATTGATTAGCATGGGTGTTTTTACTGTAGCTATGTTTTTTATACCTTTGGACAGAGTTACAGCGTTGAGCGACATTAGTAATTTATTTTATATTAGTGGCGCGGGTATTGTTGGAGCCTATATGGGCACCACAGCTTGGATGAAC